TTCATTCATATTTAATTATTTTTTATATCACTGATATATTATACCTTGGAGTATTCAACCATCCTCCGAGACACATCAACATTGCTATCACACCATCCATCTTCTTTTCTCTTCTTGATTTATCTGGCTTAACATTTCCGTTTGAATCTGTTCTTAGATATACATTACTCATCATCCATCTTGTAACCTCATTATTCTGTATAACTATCTTATCTTGTAACATCAACCTCTCAAACTCTTGTGTGGGACGATTGAAGTTTGATATTGTCTGTGAGTATGGATCTAATATCATTTGTTGCGATGCTGTTATTGCAAATTGTGTTGCATTCCAACTATCATAATATACTTTTGATATATAATGCTTTGAATTGACATTTAATATCTCATTAAGTATGTAATCATAGTCAACTACATTTCCTGCAGTCAATGTTATGTTACCCATTTTATGTTGTGCTTTATAATACTCTTTATCTTGTGCACTGTTGAGTGAATCTTCTGGTAAATAGTATTTAACTATGAAATTAAACTTGTTATCCTTCACGAACATATATGATACTGCTGTTATATCACTTACACTACTTAAGTCAACACCTACTAATAATTCTGTTCCTAACTCTATATCATCAAAACTTATATTCTTTGAAGATTGTAATACATATCTGTCTGCAATCCATGTTGTAATTGTATCACACCACATATTCATGTGCAGTGTCTTTACACCAGTCTCAAGACTTATATTGTTTATTGCTTTATTTACCTCATTTTTTAATGAGGATTTTTTTGTTGTGACATCCATATTTGGATTTGCTTTAATCCAGTTATCTGGATTTGTCCAGTCATCATTGTCATCAAGTGAGTAGATTGCAATGAATTGTGTGTCATCTGTCTTTAATTTTTCAAGTATCTCCTTTGCTGTCTTTCTCAAACTGAAACAAGGAGATTTCTTATCTGTACCAGCAGTTGTGATTATTATGAATAGAGGTTGTTCCCTCATAACCTGAGATGATACTAAAACGTCATAGACAAGACTTGTTTTTGCAGCATGAAATTCGTCCAAGATTACACAGGACGCATTCATACCGTGAAGTTTAGAGTCATCACTTGCTATGACCTTTATGGTATTATTACCATATCTTACTTGGTTGCGATATGCTTTTAAGTATTTCCTACTTGGGTCAAGTTTTCTTGAAAATTCTGATACAGCGGTGAAACAATAGCCAGCCTGTTCTCTTGAATTAGCCGCCAGAATAACTTCAGCATTTGCTTCACCCTCTGCCACTTGGCAATATAAACTGATTGCTGCTGATAATGCCGTTTTACCATTCTTACGTGCAATTTCTATGTACGCATTTGTAAATCGTCTTAGTCCTGTTTCTTTTACCAGCCAACCGAATATGTTGCCTATTATGAAGACCTGCCATGGTTGAAGTATAAAGTTCTTGTTTGCGTGTTTTCCTGTATAATGCTTTAGATGTGAGATGAATGTAATTGCTCTTTCCGCTTTATATTCATCAAAATATATATCATCTCTAAGTTTATCATTCTCAAAACGCTCTACTGCCTGCCTTATTTCTAATCCTGCACTTATCTTCTTAGTCTTAATATCTTCTATATATTCATATAGTTTATATAACACTCATTTATATTAATTTTTGTATGATCAGAGACCACCAATAGTTACCAGATTTGTAACTTTTAAAACAATATGTTGTGTCTTCCTTCCATATCTATTATCACCAACTTTGTTTCTATTTGTTTTAACACAAATCATTCAATAGTAATGCAAAGACCATTGCAACATTCTTTTCCTTTCGGACAATCACCTTGTACTCCATGACATCCTGCTGGCAGACACTGAGCAGGATTGTGTTCTATTGCTGCATACGATGTGTTATTTTCGTTCCTTGTCAAGAATATGTGTTTCTGCTCTACTTCAAACTCCCAACCTGTAAAAATGGTTGTGGTTGCATTTATTGATTGAATCTCTTTTAATACTGAAGCAAATTCTGTTTGTGAAGTATCAACTAAAATTATACTATCACCAACTTTCATTCCACAACTAATATTTGTGTCATCAAGATTAAGGAACATAACATCATCATTTCTTAATACTAAATATCTTGAGTTTATTGTATCTTCCCATGAAGTATTATCAGTAAATGTGATTGTAATATATTTTGTTAGTTTATCAATTCTATTTTTATTAAGTATTCTGTTGGTTGAGTATGTTGATTCTGAATTAAATGTCTCGTAGTCTATTCCAAAGTTTCCACAATCATTATCTAAACTAATTTGATTTGGATTTGGTATTATTATTGTTTTTACTAAATCACCATTCTGAAGTTGTAATGCAGTTTTGAATGTTCCATCTGCCATCTCAACTTCGTCTGTATCTAATAACTTTGGCTGTGATATGCCATCATATTGTGATGATATAATATATTTTGTTCTATCTGCTGGATTCAATTCTAATGTTTCTGCATCATATGTTGATAATTCATCTAAACTTTTTGTCGTAATCTTTATGTATTGACCAAGTGATATACTATGTAGATCATCTGGCACCAATAAATTAAAACTTCTGATTAGTTTTATATGATTCTCATGTAGTTTATTTGCATTATAATGAAATTGAACTAAGTGATAAACTGAATTTATATTTAATTTGACTCTTTCTAATTGTTCCTGATTCTCAACCCTATATAATTTTGGATACATTTCTTTATCGTACCTTGGATATGTTGCTTTCAATATAAAGTTAGGATGAGAACCATTATCTATTATTGTTTCTATTGTTTCATTATATTCAGACTGGAATGTTTTATCCTTTATTAGATTTAAGAAATTGACTTTATTCCTACAATACTCTGTATCTACTATTGCTGTTGAATCATATGCTGAACGTATAATTAATTTCTTTGGTCCTATTGTGTCATCATCATTTATATATGGTGCTGTTTTTCCTCCTGACACTTGATAGAATATATATTCTACTCCTATAACTTTACATAGTTCTTTTAGTTTTTGATTAAATAATACAATACCTCCAATGTAATATACTTGTATGAAGTTATTTGTTGTGATTAGAGTTTGCAATTCATCTAAATTGAACACATCACTTTGATCTTCTATTGTGACAAAATCCCATCCTACATTTGTGTTTATTTCTATTGGTACTAAATCACCATTTGAGTTGTACATAAAGTCTGTTCCTAATAATAATGTTCTCATTTAAGTATTTGCATTTATTATCAACTCGCCAATTGAAGTTAATATGTCATTCATTTCCTGTATCTCGTCTGGGGTCATTTCTTCTCTATATCTTTTTGCATTTTTAAGAATGGATTATCATTATCACTTCCTGCCTCTTCTTTTGTTTTTCTTGATTTTGGAGTTAAGTACAATGTTTCTATAAGTTTTAATAGTTCCTTTTGTAGTTGCATCTGATTGTTGAATGATGGATTGACTACTATCTTTTTATTCTGGTTGAAGTCTAATACTACAAGCACTTGACCTCTGTCTGTCACCTCTTTGAATGCCTGTAGATATTGCACATAGGTATTCTCTAATAGTTTAATTGATAGTTCATCTTTCTCTGTATAGATGCCTTCCTCTTTGAGATATTTTATGGCATCCTTAATTATTTTTGGCTTTATCATTCTGCTTTGTTATTTTATGTCAGGTATAGCAATCTTTATCAACTGATTTAACTTTGATATATACAAAACATCTGTTGAGACGCAGAACTGAGTCAGTATTTTTGTTTGTTTATTGTAATAATATAGCCACTTCAAGAATGTTATGACTTCATTTCTCCATTTCTCATCTATGTTTACTGCGATTACTCCTGCTCTTTCATATGGTTCAACCTCTTTAAATAATGGCGTTCCAAAGTCAACAAATGAATAATCGTGTTTCTGATTTGCCTTATATTTGTGATCCTTCTTATTTGTTCTTGGGTATCTTGTGTATTTTATTGCCTTTATCTCATCATCATCCTTGAATAATTCTTTGTTAGGATCTCTTTTGTAGATAATGAATGCTGTTTTTACTATTGAATTGCTAAACTCAATCTCCATAATCACTTGATATACTATCTCAAACTTGTTAAATGATTTATAGTTATTGTAGAATCCTGCTGGGAGAATGAATGCGATGTAGTCACCTTCTTTGACACATTTATTATAGAAGTCTTTTATTAGTTTTCCTGTTGAACCCCCAAATGGTGGATTGCCAATGAAGAGTCTTCCTTTTTTATATCCTAAATCTAATTTTAAGAAGTCTGCTTTTGTGATATAGTCATGTTGTGGATATAAGTCATATGCTTTGCAGTTTTCAATCTGATGGCTGAATGATCCACAACCTGCAGATGGTTCTACTATCTCTGTTATGTTCTCTTTGCCTAAAACCTCATATGCTTTTTCAATACAGAATCTTGCAGTCCTGGGTGAAGTGTAGTATTTATCAAATGCTATCTTTCCCATACTTCAAGATTATTTTTTTGATCTCTTCTTTGAATTGATCTGTATCTTTTATATTCTTGATTGCCTTTTTAATCTTATCATCTTCAAACTCAAGCATCAATTCATTAAAGAAGAATATATTTTGCTTGATGAAGTCATCCACATTGATTGCTTCTGGGTTGAAGTTGCTTCCTTCAATGTTGCCAGTATATTTATTTCCAAGTTCATTGATTCCGAATATGTCTATCATTTGATAGTCTTCAAATCCTGATTTCAATAACATCTCTTTATCCCAATCTTTAAGACTCAACATATCCCAGTCACCGAATGATTGATTGTCTTTTATGATGAACTCTTTCTTCTGCTCTTCTGTTAATTCTGTTGCTTTGAGTATTGGTATTTCTGTTAGACCTGCATCCTGACACGCTTTTAATCTCATGTTTCCACCCAGTACCATATTGTCAGCATCTACAACTATTGGACGGATCTGCAACATCTCTGGAAACTCTACTATTGACTTTACAAGTTTCTTGTACTTATCATCCTTGATGTACCTTGGATTGTTTGGGTTCTTTTTAATGTCTTCAATTTTTACATTCTCTATATTCATCCATTTCGTTCTTTTTTATATATCTCCCTCTATCTATATATTGGGAATTGTATCTTTTGTCCAACATTTTGGGGGAAAATTCTTGGGAAATGGGGTTTCAACTTTGGAAAAATCCATTTTGTGTGAGAAGACCTTG